GTGACAATGGTGCCGAATGAAAAGGTCTCAACAATGGCACCTTTTGGCGCGCACTTGTAACCCTCTCGCTTTGTGATTTTGGCTCGTGTCATGCAATGCCCTCCATTACCCGCCGCAATTATAACCAAACCCGCGACGGGCTGGCAATCGTATCAGGATCAATCAGCGACACACCTTGCATGACCTTCCCGACTTCCGACGCATTGGTATCGGTGTCGTCAGCGCCGCCGAGGCTCCACGCCATTGCCCACTTTTCCCATTTGGTTACGCCGTATTCGTCCACACGGGACAAAGCCGGATCGGTCAGGCGGATATTGGCGTGGTGGCGCTGGTCGATCACGGGCGCGGTCAGTTCGGTTCCGTCTTCGTCGTAGGTGCCCGGAGTGATCACCGCAGACCCCAAGTGGTTAATGTGGACGCCATTAGCTGTTGCCCACTCACCTGTGCCTTGTTCTGTGGTTTCGCCTGTGTCCGGGTCTGTGACGGTCTCTGTGACTTCGTATTTGAGTTCTGCCCACCGTGCAGCAGCTTCAAACGTGGCTTCATCAGTGGCCCGGACAACTGCATCCAGCATTCCGCCGGAGTAGCGTACCAGAACAAGGATCGGGTTCTCTTCGGTTCCGAGGTTGTGGCTCATGAGGTTGATTGCTCCAGTCCAGTGTCCCCAATGTCATCAGACCAGATACGCAGGGTCTTGATTGTCCCCATGAAGTCAAAGCCGATTTGCAGATCGGTAGAGGACAGATCAGGCAGAGCAACCGGGGTTGTGTCTTCGGTTAGTGCCGTTCCATCCACTGCGCCGTTGATGAAGGTGCTACCGTGACGTGAGGCGATGTTGAATGGGACGTTGATGCCGGGGGAGTAGGCTGTGTCTCCTGTCTGCACATTATCTGCAACACCTCCAACAATTTGGTCAAATAGGATCAGCCCAGTTCGCGCGCCGTCAGTAAAGGTGCTCCAACGGATTAAGTTGCTAGAGTCATCTTCCCAATTAATAGGTTTGTGCTGATAAGAAACCCCCTCATCAGCATAGGTCATCGTGCCTTCCATCTGGATGGACACGGCGCTGCCCCAAGGCAAGTTAGCACTCGGAGCGGTCAGCGTTTCGGCTGCACGGGTGGCTGCTGCGCCGTTGGTGGGGATGTAGCTGCTCATTGTGCTTGCCATTAGACTGCACCCCCACTATATATGTCAGGTATCATTCTGGAGCGAGACATATGAAAACCTATGGCGTTATTGACTGTCCGGACTGCGGCTCGAAGATAGCACGGACAAGCCCGAACACAAAGAGATGTAATCCCTGCGCCCTTGCTGCACACGGTGAGACCAAAATCGGATTTGCTGATCGCCGGTGCGTAGTTTGCGAGGAGAACTACAAGCCGACAGGCTCGACGCAGAAAGCGTGTAACGGATGCAAAGAAGAATATCATCGCATCAAACGCGCCGAATATCGCAGAGCCCAAAGGGACGCTGTTGGTGCGCCACGCAAAGGTGACATGTTGGCCTGCGAAGATTGCGGAACCCCATTTGAGTATACCGCCGGGCCACAGCGCAAGTGCAAGCCGTGTCGTTATGACGTCCGCATTGCAGGCATTCGCAAATGGTCTGACGAAAACCCCGACAAGATTAAACAGTATCACCAGAAGGCAAAAGACAACTACAGCTTCGGCGGCAACCGCATGAAGGCCTTGGAGCGTGACAATTACACCTGCCAACGCTGCGGCGCAAAAGATGACCTGCACGTTCACCATATTGACGGAAACGGCGTCACCACGCCAAAAGAACATAGAAACAACGCTTTGGATAATCTCCAAACGCTGTGCCGTTCTTGCCATACGACCGTTCATAGAGAACAAGATCGTCATTCGAGTTGTGCTCCGTATATGTAAATGCCAGAAGTTCCGTCGCCAGTGTATGAAATGGTATTGTCGCCCGTGGCGAGTTGTATAGATGCGACTGTACCTGCACTTGCCGTTGCTGTGGCCGTAACAGAACAGCGATACCAGCCACTCTCGTAGTTTTCTACAGTGGTTGAGGACGCACCACTGGTCGTACCTACACTGCCATCCGATAAGTTGAAATTAGCGTAAACGGTCCCAAACCCGCCAGTCCCCATTTGGACCCTGCACCATGATCGACCACCAGCCTTCAGAAAGAATGACAGGGTGTATGCGGTTCCTGAAACCACAGTCACGGAAACAAAATCAACTCGATGATCGCCAGCTACAGCGGTTTCAACAATGGACCCTGCGTCAGACTCTCCACTTGGAGACGTTGCTGTATCTTCAGAGAGAGTAGCCCTAACTCCAGATTGTTCCGAAAGTGAGTTGCTATACGTAATCAAATTCGTCCGGGCTTCGCTCTCATGCAGGTAGCCCGCGTCCACCCATGCAGAGCCGTCCCAGATGTGATGGCCACGCCGGGGCATGTACACAGCAGCAGAAGTCGTGGGAACGTAGCTGTCGCCGCGATCTGGATTGTTGACCATGCCGCCGAGGTCGGAGCGGTAGCATTGCCAGCGAGTTACTTTGAACGGAATAGTTTGGTTTGTGTGCTGAATAATTCCGGCCTGCCCAGAAGTGCCAGAAACCATTGTCGTCGAAACTTGATATATATTTCCAGTTACGTTAGTAACCGTATATCCAGAGGCGTATGCGGGTGAGACGCCCCCAACGACAAAAGCAAAAGGGGCGCCGGCTTGGGATGGGAATGTTGGTTCCGCACCGTTATCCAATTCAATGTATGCTGACAAAGTTAGCAAAACACCGCTGGGTATTCCCGACCAATATTTCAAGCTTAGATTTCCATCACCATCAAAATACAAAGAGTTTGAAAAACCATTTATAGGTGTTGCGGCGTCAGTTGTATCAGTGCCAAGCAGTTGCGCTTGGGAACCATCGGAATAGTTAAAGATATTATGTGGACGCCATTTGAGCAGCCCGTCACTGTCAACCATCGTGGCGTTGCTGGTGGCTGCGTGGGTCAGCGTGTCGGCAAAGGTCGAGCGAGCCAGGTTCGCGCGGTAGTATTCACCACCGAAATCCGCCACGAACTCAGGCCGAAACCCTGCAGTCTTGTATAGATCGGAACGCCCGCCGAACGGCGAACGAATGCCGCTGAGGGGCGAAACGACGTTACGCATGAGACACCATAACTTCGCCGTTTACATCGCTGTAGGCATACACGCGCACCGCAGAAATGCCGGGGAACAGATCAGCAAGCGCCGTGTTTAGTTCGCCTTGCCCCGGCGCGTATGAAATGCTGCCGGCGTCATCAGTCGGTGCAACTGCGCTTGTCGTGCCCTTGATAAGCACAGAATTAGAGCAGCCATTTTGAAACGTAATCGACGTGACATTCGCATCCGTCAATTGCGTCCATGTGTTCGCAGTCAGTTCAATCGAGGTGTTTTGCGCCATCTTTGCGGCCTCCTTGGATGGACATGCTGATATTATGCAATGCCCTGTCTTACGTGATAGCTGGACGGCTGGTCGTGGTTATACCGCGCCTCGACTTCCTGCGCTGTCGGCAGGTCGCGCGGCTCAAACGTCACTTCCCCGTTGTCAGCAACATTCACCTTGTACCCGTCAAAGCCGTAAAGCTTGCTGTCAGGGTCTTCACAAGCGTCCAGAAGGCTTGTGTTTGCGGACACGTTGATCTTGATGCCCCGCGCCCGTGCCGCCGCCAGCCAGAACTCCACACATGCCCGCCCGCGTTCCGCCTTGTGGCTGTGCTGGTAGCTGAAATCCAAACCGAACAGGCTAATGACGCCGACACGCGCGTGGATGGCAAAGGCAACGGCCCAAGCAACCGTGCTGTTGAAATACACCATGCCAAGGTCTTGCACCACGTCCTGCACCGGATACGGCACAAGGCCCGGATATCCCGGTTCAATGTGGCTGGTGTAGATCGGTCCCGAATGCCCCCGCATCCATTTCAGCATATTGGCGATGTTGCTTTTGGGTTGCGCCTCTGCCCTGCGCTCTTGCACCCGAACATCATCCATATGAAACACGCGATCGCACTGGAACACACCGCCCACGTTATTGATGCCCCAAACCTCATCACAGAACGAATGCGACCCGCCGAACCGCTTGGCGAAGTCGGTGAAGTCGTCAATGCTTGGCCCCATGCCAAGGATCGACACATGCTTGCCGCGCAACTTGTGGAGCGGGTCACGCTCACACCGTGCGACCAATGTTCGACCCGGCCTGTCACCAACGCCGCTTTCAGGCCCTTCCTGGTGCGCCATATCGCGCACCTTCCAGCCGCAATCGGTCAGCAGCTTGCGGAAATCGCTTTCCGTGTAGTGCCGATGATGAAACGCAATCCTGTCCTCATATGGGAAATGCGCTTCATTCGGGACGCTGGCATAAAGCTCCTGTGCATCAATGCCCGTCAGTAGTGGGCGAGGATCGGCAATGTGTTCGATTGTCTCAAAGCACACCGCCGCGTCAAACTCGCCCCCCGGCGCGCCCTCCGATAGATCGGTTTGGGAGTAGGACGGGCCGGGATAGTATTGGCGCGCGTATTTCAGCGCCTCGTCATTCACGTCTACCGCTACAACGTCGCGGCCCTCTGCCATCAATGCGGCCCCATATCCAACGCCACACGCGGCGTCCAGAACCCTTGCCCCTTTGGCAATGTGTTTTGCCGCCCATTCATAACGGGCAACGTGATCGGCACGGATGCCGTCGCGGGTCGGGGCAACTTGCCGCTCACCGCTCAATAAATCTGGATGATACATGCCGACTCCCAAGGCAGCAGGTGAAGGGCGGGCCATGACAGCCCGCCCGAATTGTCTTAGGTCGCTACAGGTGCGCGGTGCGCATTGCCCAGAACGGCAGCAGCCGAAACCGGGGTGCCAGCCGTTGCCGTCGAAACGATCTTGGCTTGCACATAGCGCTTGCCGCCGATGTAGCCGATCCGCTTGGCTACCTTTTCGGTCGAGCCGTCAACGCGGGTAGCAGCCGCAAGTCCCGCAGCCGCTTCGGTGCCGAGAAGATCAGCAGCCGCAGCAGATGCCATGGAACCGGTCGCATCACCGTGCAGGATGGTCGGCGTGAAGGTTGCCGCCGTGGCCGTGATGGCCCCGTAGTGCAGCACGAATTCCACGCTGTCATATCCCTTGCGGTCAATGATGGAACCGGTCTGGCCGGTGCCGGTCGTGCCAACCGCAACAGGTGCGATGCAGGTGACAACGTTGATGTTATTGTGAAGATCACGCATTGGTCAGCCCCTTACGATTTGAAGTTGATGATCTTGAGCGCGTCGAAGTCCACCACGTCACCACCGACACGCTTGGTCGAGTAGAAATGAACGTAAGGCTTGTTCGAGTAGGGGTCGCGCAGAACGCGAATACCCATGCGATCAACGATCTGGTAAGCCGCGCGCATGTCGCCCACAGCAATGGACAGGGAACCGGTCGCAAGATCGGGCATGTCCTCGAAGGTGGCAACCGGATAGCCAAGCAGCGATGCAGGCTGACCGGCAGCGATACCGGGCGACCAGATATAGGCCCCGTCGCTGTCTTTCAGTTGCCGCACTTCGGACATGGTGCTGCGGTTCATGAACCACGTTGCATTGTTCCGATACTGCTGTTTCAGCGCATACAGCGCGTCAAGCAGGGTGTCACCACCAGCCGGGGCAGCGGTGAAGCCGCCGTTGACGCCGGTATCAAACTGCTCGATTGCGCCAAGCTGGTAAGTGCCTGCCGTGGTCCAATCGCCATAGTCAAGGAAACCACGCGGGCGACCAACGCCGGTGCCGGTCACAAAGGCGGTTGCCTCGGTGCGGGCGAACTTGTCGCCAACCTTGTCGGCAAGCCATTGTTCCATGTTAATCTCGGCATCATCCAGGATCTTCTGAGTTGCCGCCGGGTTGGCATACATCTCATGGGTCGGGATGCGCCAGCGCTTCAGTTCCGGGGTATTGGTTTCGGCGCGCGAGCCGGTTTCCTCAACCCACGAAGCCGCCGCCTCGTCAACATCGTGCAGCCCTTCAAGCGCATCGGTCGAAATCACCTGCACAGACGCATAGGCGCGCATGGGCGAGGTGTCGAAGATACGTTGGACCACGCGGCCATTCATGTCCGGGTGAACGACGTAGCCGCCATCGGGGTCGGAACCGACCGAAAGCGCCTTGACTTCGGCACCGTCCAGCATCTTGTCATCGTGGCGCAGATACTTGCCGAACGCGGACTTGTATTCGTCCATGTTGGAAGCACTGTAGTCCTGCACCATCGTGCCACGACGCTTGCCAAGCGTTGCCGCCCAGTTGAACGCTTTGGCGTCAAGGTCGATCTTCTCGCCCTTTTCGTCGGTGATGACACGCTGCGACCGCTTGACCGCGAGAACAGCCTGTTCGGCAATCTCATTGGCCTTTGCAATGTCCGCGTCGATCTTGGACAGCTTTTCCTCGGTCACGGGGTCAGCCGCGCCCTTTGCCTCGATCTCCTTGAGGCGTTCGTCATTCGTGCGCTTGAATTCCTCGAACGCCGAATTCAGGTTCCCGATAGCATCGTTCACCTGCTTGATTTCAATCTCAGCCATTTTTCAGTGTCTCCTGTAGCTGATTGATTTGGGTCATGAGGGTTTTGACGCCCTCGCTTGCCGCCTCATCCGCCACAGCATCCCGCGTGTCGGTTAGGCCCTTGAAGCCGTGCAGCGCGATGGCCGTGGCCTCCTTCCGGCTGTATCCTGCATCCCGCAGGAACCGCTCGAATTCTCTTTCTGTGGTCAGGGACTTTACGTCCGTGACGGTCGCTTTCTCGTTCATCGGGAACGTGACAAGCGAAATCTCGTACAGGTCCACCTCGTCAAGACGGCGGACGCTTCCGTTGCCTTCCTGACTGGCCTGCTTGGTAACAAACCCGATAGACATGCTGTCCAGCGCGCCCATGCGCATGAGCGCCATGGCTTCGCGGCCCTTCTGCACTTCCTTGGAAATCCGGCCTTTTACGTAAAGCCCGCGCTCGGTTTCCTCGATGCTATCCCACACACCGATAGGCTGGTCTTTATCATGCTGCCAGAGCATCCGAACCTTGCGGCCCCCAAGCGATTTCTGGAATGCACCGCGCGCCACGATATCCATGCCGTTGTCGATGTTGCCGAACGTGCTGGCATAGCCTTCAAACACGCCATCCGCATCCGGCTCTTTCTTGATCTCGAATGAGATGTCTTTGTGTTCCATATTACCGCCTCACGTATGCAACTGCGCAACGGCAGTTGATTGTATTGCCGGGGCTGGCGTTTGGATCGCCGGGAAAGCGCAACGCTTCTGTGCCGCCGTTTTTATGGGGGACTTGAAACAGCCCGTTGCCGTCTTCCCGTCGCCCGTTCATCACGCGATGATTGAACTCATCAACTTCGGCGTCTGCCTCGCCAAAATCTCGCGTTCTTGCGTCCTCTGTCGAAATCCATTCGCGCGTCCGGCGCGTTCCGATTGCCTGAGAAGTGCGCCATGCGCCGTAGTTCGCCGCGCCGTGCGTTTCCGTCCTGGCGATCAGGTTGGCGCGATAGCGGGTCATGGCGGGCATAACATCCGTCAACCGCCGCCCGATCTGGTCAACGCCTTCCCCTTGGTCCTGCCCAATGGTGATCAGGTTGATGATCAAGCGCCGCGTGGTTTCTGTGATGCCCACAATCCGCCGCCTGATGGCTTCCTCTTGCAGATACTCAATCGCCAGTTGCTGAAAGAACTCGGCCCAACTCTTTTTCTCAAGTGGCGGTGCCGACTTCATTTCATGAACGCCGAAAGCGCCCATCATGTCCCCCGCGACGCCCAAGAACGCATCGGCAAGCCTGCGCTCGAAGTCATCCGGCATTTGTGGCGCGGAACCCGTCCGCATGTATTCCGCAATCATCCTTTGTGACGCGCCGTCCATAACGGACCTGTAACGCGCCGCGTATTTCCGTTCTGCCGCGTCAAGAATGCGGTTCTGACGGTTCCGCTCGTCCTGCGGTGTCATTTGTAGCCCAATACCGCCGCAATGGTTTTGGCGTCCGGTTCCGTCTGCACAGGGGCGCGCTGCGGTAGCTGATTGCCCTGACCACCATCAAGCGGGCCATACCCGACAAGCTCACGCTGTTCATCAACCGTCAGGAACATGGCCTTTCCGGCGATCTCGAATAGCGTTTGCTTTTTGGCCGCAATGGCCGGGATTTGATCCAGTTCTGGCCTTACCTCCAGGTCACCAAACTTAGGGCCAAGCCAGATTGTCCATTCATCAGCGACCCGCGTAGTCAGCGGGATAACCGTATCCTCCCAGAAGGCGAGGCGGGCCTCCTGATAGTTCGAGTAGGTGTTATCGCCTGGAATACCAAGCATCATCGGCGGAACGCCAAACGCCAGAGCAATATCACGCGCCGCGCTGTTCTTCGTTTCGATGATTTCCATATCAGCCGGGGAAAACCCCATGCCAACCCAATCAAGCCCGCTTTCCAGCAACATCGGGCGACCGCCGTTCTTGGCCCCCGTATATTGTTCTTCGATCTGCGCTTTCAGGCGGGCGAATTGATCGTCGGACAGTTCTTCCTCTGATTTCAGTGCCCCACTTGGCCGCGCGCTGTTCTGCAATAGAGCCTGCACCCAAGCCATAGCCTCATTGTGCTGATCGACGCCATACGCACCGGCCTCAACCGGCGAAAGCCCGTACCAGTCATTGACAGGGTTGAATAGCTTAGAATGCCAAATGTCGGCATCACCAGCTTCGTCAACGTCAAACCGAACCTTGCGACCACCAACAGCGTATTCGTATTGCCTCACATGGCCGTTCGCGTCGGGAATGACTTTCATGCGATCCGGGCGCAGGTTGTATAGCTCCTTCGGCTCCTGCCCGACCGTCACGCGCTCTTGATACGCATTACCGGCAATCATCTCATAGCCGACGCGCTCCATGAGGTAGGAAGCGGTTGTCTGCTTTGGGTTCGGGCGGGCGATCAGGTCCAGAAACGGCGTTTCCGTCACTTCCGTTTCCCCGCGCCATGCTGACCACTTTACCGATCCAACCGCCTCACCGATCTTATTGATGCACTGATAGGCGACGACATTGCGAACATATGCCTCTTTGGCGAAGCTGGTGTAATCGCGTGGCGTCCAGACGGCTTGCCCCGGCGAGAGAACCATCGTTGCCGCGACAGCGCTTTCCTTTGTTTCCGCGCGGCGGAATGCGTCAAATAGCTTCATAAGCGGCCCCTTACAGCGCCCGAAGTCGCGGGGCGGCTGCTGGCCCGAGAATGTCGCATATCGCGTCAATCGTCGGGTCTACTTGGTCATCATGTGCAGCGTTCGGAAACTGCGTGAATTCTGCGAGGTAGGACGATAGCCACGGCGCGTCGCGCGGGATAAGCACGTTGCCGCTTTCGATCATGGGCGCGGCGTCCATTGCCCTCGTCACCTTGTCAATGTTGCGTTGAAGGGCAATGACCGGGATGCCCTCGCGCTTGAGCGTCTGGATTAGCCCCGTTCCGCTAACCTTGTCTTCCACTTCCATCTTGCGCAGCGTCCCGCGCCCGGTCATGGCCTTGTGCTTGTTCCAGAATGCCCGCGCTTGCGTTAGCAGGTCAGGCGCTTCCCATTTGCCGCGAAGCTGGTCAAGCAAAACCGCCTGCCCGCCCTCAGACCGGCCCCAGCATTGCAAAACCGTGTAGTCGTTCGCTTCTTTGGTTTTCTGCGCCGTGTCCACGTATATAGCGCGCCAGACAATGCGCGGCGGCTCGACATAGGTTCGCCACCATTCATCCTTGAACAGCCCGCCACCAATAGGCGCAGGGCGTTGCATGTATTGGCCTGCATAAACGTAGGCGTTGGCCGCTTCCATCCGGCGCAGATCATCCCGGCTGAATTGGTCAGGCCAAAATGATAGGTCGTCAGCGTCAACCGCCGGAATGTTTAGGTGTTCCCATTCCTCGCCGTTGCCGCCGTCCAGAAGCCACCCGCTTAGGTCGCGCTCATGCAGCCGCTGCATAATGACAATGATCGGCGTGTCGCGCGTGTTCAACCGGCTTTCCATAGTGGTGGAAAACCAGTCAATCACATTCTCGCGCATCGTGTCGCTTGTCGCCTCACCCGCCTTATGCGGATCGTCGATCACGATAGCGCCGCCGAACGTGTCCCGCATTTTCCCGGCCCCGTAGCCGGTGATCGTCCCGTCTGCCCCCGTAGAATAAACAATCCCGCCCGTTGCGGTCCTGAATTCATCCTTGGCGTTGCTGTCCTGGCGAAACTGCACCGGGCCAAAGATTTCCGCGAAAGCCTCATGCTGCATGATGGCCCGCGTTTCCCATGTGTTTGTGGTCGCCAGCCGCTTTGAATAGCTGGCATGGATGAATTCGCAATCCGGGAAGTTGCCCATGCACCATGCGATAAAGTTCTTGACCGCCAATTCCGTTTTCCCGGATCGGGGCGGAACGTTGATAATCAGCCGCTTTGTCTTGCCTATGACAACCCGTTCCAGCGCCGTGGCGATCTCGTCTTGGTGGCGATTACGCTTGAAAGCCGATCCCTTGCGCGCTTGGTGCATATGGCATGTGAATGCCAGAAGGTCAGTGCGTAAGGTGGCAATCTCATCAGGTGTCAGCATGTTTCCGGTTGAGCGCCTCAAGGATTGCGGCCCCGCTGTCTTTCGGCGTCATGCTGCCGTCGCTGGACGTTAGATCAAGCTCCTGCTTTTCACGCCAGCCTGCCCGTGTCTTCATCCAGAAGATCATTGCCGCAGTATCGCCGCCTTTAGCCTTGTTGAACAGTGCGCCACCAATGGTAGCGTTTGCCTTGGCGCTGGCTAGGTCCAATTCATCCCGGTAGTACTTGCGCAGCGTCTTTGGGTCGATACCCAACACCCTGGCTATGTCTTCTTGCGGCGTGCCGATGGTCGCATGAAGCTGGACAAGTTGCTTGGTTTCTGCTGTCGGTTCATGTGGCGGCTTGGTGCGTTTAGGCATTGAACAGCCTCCGAACGGCATAGCTGCGGACGACCGACGCGGTTGTATAGATCGCTGTGATGCCCCAAGCGTCAGGCGCGGTGACTGCGTAGCCGAATGCTGGCAGGACCGTGAATGTCAGGGCCAGGGAAACGACAAAGCCTAGCGCGGTGTTCGCGGCTGCTTCAATGAGGCTTACGCTGCGGCGCTGCATCGCTCTGCCTCCAGTTCCTCATATGTCTGGCCTGTTGCCTCTAGTGTGGCTTGTTGGCCTGTGAAGTCCTGCCACCGCTTGATGATGACGTCGCAGTAGCCTGCGTCCCGCTCCATCAGGAAAGCGCGCCGGTTCGTTTTCTCACACACGATGCAAAGCGTGCCGCTTCCTGCAAACAGGTCCAAGACCGCGCCATTCTGCGGAGCAGAAAGATATTCCACCGAAAACTCTATGATTTCTGTTGGCTTTTGCGTCGGGTGAACGCTTCCCTTTAGAGCCGCTCTGTTGACCGTCTTGCTACGAAGCGGGCGGTCTTCCGTCGTCCACGCAAGTTCGCCGTCGCTCATCGTCAGCCCGTCTTGCCCCTTGCTCCAGTAAAGCCACCCGCGCGTGGCGGGGAGAAGGTCTGCGAAATAATTGCCGCCCCAAATAACCGCAGGGACGCCAAGAGCGACGATGTAGTTAAATATTGAAGCGTCGGGCCTCTCGTAGTCCCAGCCCTTTTTTTCGTGATGCTTGCGGTTGTGCTTAGGGTTTGCGCTGACCGATTTTTTCTGTCCGTCAATGCCGATGCCGTAAGGCGGGTCGGTAATGATTGCGTTAGGCACGCTACCCCCCATCAGCCGCTCCACCGCATCAATGCTCGTGCTATCCCCGCACATCAGCCGATGCCGCCCCAGAACCCACACATCGCCCTCAACCGTGACGGGCTGCTCCGGCGCTTCCGGCACCGCGTCCTCGTCGGTCAGCCCTTCGGTTGGTTCTTCAGCGAGGAATGCGCCGATCTCGTCAACATCAAAGCCCGTCAGCGACAGGTCAAAGCCATCCGCCTCCAGGTCTTGCAGTTCGATCTTTAGCAGGTCGTTGTCCCAGCCTGCGTCCAGCGCCAGCCGGTTGTCCGCGATTACATACGCCCGCTTCTGCGCTTCCGTAAGGTGCCCCGCCTCGATCACCGGGATCTTGCTTAGCCCCATCTTTTGCGCTGCCAGGACGCGGCCATGCCCTGCGATGATGCCGTTTTCCCCGTCTGCGATGATCGGATTAAGGAACCCGAACTCCCTGATGCTGGCTGCTATCTTGGCGACTTGTGCATCGCTGTGCGTCCTGCTGTTCCTTGCGTATGGGATTAAATCCGCAACAAAAACGGTTTTATACACGGGAAATTCCTGTTCCTGCGTGTAATCGCTTGGCCGTCCTGATGGCATAACGCTTAACGCCCTCTGGCGTTCCTGTGCTGTTGTGTGAATAGCATTCTTCCGCGCCCGATCCTCAGTTCCGTTACCGGGGGCGCGTGGCTTGGGAATTACGGGGCGCTCCGCTATTGTGTCGGCTGTCCCTCACCCTATGGCGCATGATACCAGATTTTGTATGCCGCGCAAGTGCTAGGGGTCAATGCGCCTGAGACTGCCATGGCTGGCCTCGCCCTTGATCCCGCCGCCAACCGGCACCCACCAGATGCGCTTGCCCTGCACGGCTGATATCTCGACCACCAGACCGGCAAGCGGGCCTTCGAGGATTTCCGCCTTGTCGCCCGGTTCGACGCGGTACAGCGCTTCCTGCATTTGCCGCTTTGCTTCTGCGATGCGTTCGGCCTCCGTTGGCAGGCCCTGCACTTGGCGGATGATATCCGGGTGAATGTTGACCGGGCGGGCGTTGTGGCAAATCACGCCAGTGATGATGCGGCGATCCTTCATCACGTCCCACTGTGGTTCGCTGGTGAAGCGGGCGTAGATCAGTTGCGTGACTGTGGCGTGTTCCGTGACGATCTTGCGCCCGTTCTTGAACCGGGTTCGCTCTTCCTTGGGGAACATGGCGAAAACGCCCGCGTTGCGCAGCATGGCTGTCTTTGCGGCCTCCTGCCCCGGCGACACACGTAAAGCGTTCCAGCGTGGCGCGCATGGGGTTTCAGATACAACGCCGCGCGGCTTGTGATATGGGACCACCTGCCCGATGGTGTAGCTTGCCCGCGTGTTCATGTCTTCCGCCCCCTTGATCTTTTGCGTGAATGATTGAGCATCATGTCAGACGCTGACCTGTAAGCGGCGTCATTGCACTTTCCACCTATTCCAAGCCTATTTAGTTTTCTCCTTGCTAACCCTATGTCATTGTTTACCATTGATGTTGTTTGATGATCTGGCCACCCGCCATTGCCCCAATCGCGAAATGCTTTTCTGTGATTGCGGATAGCCAAAACCAAATGAGCGCGGGCGCTAATAATTCCAAACTTCACCACACATCCCCCCTTCGCTCTAGCTCCACCATTGCGTGCGTCCCGGCTTCGTCCTCGGCTTCCGTCAGCAGCGGGCGGGCCTGCTGTTGCCAGCGTAGGCACTCGGCCACCTTTCGGTCAAGCGCGGCTTCCAGCTTCTGCGCGTCGATCATGCCTTGAATAGCGAACGCCGCGACCGGATTGAGCGGGCGTTCACCGTTTTCCCAACGGCGGATTGTGCGGCCACCGTGGTCGCCCATGCCCCAGACCTCGGCCAGATCGTTCTGACTGAGGCCGAGGGCCTTGCGGGCTGCGAGGAATTGGAGCGGGGTCATTTTACAAACACCCAACCACCGCGCGGGCCGAAGCTCACTTTTCTGGTGCTGTCGTCGGCCATCATAACCGTTTCGACAATGCGCGTCTTTTCACGCATTGCCTTAAAACGTATTTCAGAGAATGTCGGCAACATCATGCCGCCTCCTTTTCCATCATCACCGCTTCAACCTCTGCGCGCACCTTGGGAGAGTTGCAAACGCTGGCGATATATTCGCCGAGTTCCTTGACGTCCCAACAAGCGCGGATCATTTCCGCGTCACTCATGCCTGCCTTATCTGCAGCGTTCCCGATAGTCGCGGGAAGCGCAACTGCCGCAATGTGATCAAGACCAAGCTTTTCAGCAAGAAGCGAAAGGGAAGAAACAAAAGAAGCCATCAGAACCTCCGAGGCTGTCGCCTATCCCGGCGCGGGGCGGGCTTCATTGCCCATGCACTCAATATAGGGCCAGCGGCCCGCTATTGCAAGAGCTAATCTTGCACCGCCTGCACTTTTTCCAGCATCGCAGACAAGGCCCGCTTTTCGCCGTCCTGCTTTTTGATGATGCGGCCACGCTCCTGCACCTGCTGGCGCAATGCGGTGATGGTTTCGGCCTGCTTGTCGTTCTGGGCTGTGAGGCTGTTGACCTGCGCTTGCAGGCGGCGTTCGTTGGCTGTCATTTCCCGCCCTCCGTCACCTTGGTGGCAATCTGAACGCGAACGCCAGCAGCTCTTGCCTTGCGCACCATGTCAGCCGTCCCTGCGCCACCCGCGAACGCCACTACCAAATCAGGCGCGCCCTCATTGAGCATCCGGGCATTGCGGATCGGCCCGGCGCGCCTGCCGTGCGTGACCCAATCGGCGGCAAATACCTCAACCGGGATGCCCGCCCACTTTGCAAACTCTCCGGCCATAAAGTCCGCGCCATTAGCGCCGCCATGAATTAGCGCCGTGATACCGACTTGCTTGTGAATGCCGCCTAGCCACGCGCCTAGCGTCATCGCGTCGTTAAAGTTTCGCCCACCGCAAACAAGAACCCTCATTCAACGCCCTCCTTGCGCCGCCACTGTGTCTTTTTCCGACCATCAATCACCTTAAGTCTCTTCTCAAGCACACCGATGGAAACCTGCGTGGATAGCTGCGATTGAAGGCGTCTGTCGCTCCACGTCTCGATTTTGTCCGCGATCTGGCGAAGCGTCAACCATTCGCCGCAGTCCAAAATGCTGAGAAGCTGTTCAACAGCCGTTTTCATCCGCCTGCGCTTTTCCGCCCCGGCCTTGCGCCAAATTGCCCTTTTCCCACCCTGCTTTTGTTCGACGTAATCGCGTGAGGCATCACCGCAGCTTGTGATAGACAGAAGCGCGCGGCGGGCTTGGTCAGCGTTTAGGCCGGTCTTGTCGGCAAGCTGCGCAGTTGTCTGCCACTGGTCCGTCAAAGCCAATTGCAGCCGATGGCGGTTGGTGCGGCGCAATGCCTTTGGCGATATGTCAGCGCCCTTTGCAATTTTCCACTGACCCACGCGCCCGCTTGTCCTACCCTGAACAATACGTTTCACCAGCGATTTGTTTGTCACGAGGCCATGCAGCGCGTTTGACAGCCCGTCATCTGGCATGTCAACATTCGCGGCAATGGTGCGCCGATCTTTCCAGCCAGGATTGTCCTTGAGATAGTCCAGAACGGCCTGACGGTAGCCCACTGATCGGCCCACCGCTTCATTTTTTGACATGCTATCCCATGCCCCGCCGCCCTGCATTCGCGCATTTGCCGCGCGGGCTTCCTTGCGCATGAGATCGGCCATGGCATCCTCATATGCCGAGGTGTAGCGGTTGTTCCATTCCGTCTTGGTTTTGATGACGGCAGGTGTTTCACGGTCAGGGGTTTGACGAACTGCGATTGTGGATTGGCTTGGCAACATCAGACGCGGGCCTCCTTGTTGTTTTGCTCTTGATCAAATGCACTTGGGCAGATTTTGACGTCGAAACCGCGCCACTGGAAACTAAGCTCACCGCGCATATGCCTTCGAACCTCGGAAAAGTCACCCAATCCTTTCTTTCTGCGGTGTTGCCTAACCCAATGCCGCAATGCCGCGCGGCGGTCTCGATCAACCGGCTTTTCTCGGTCGTCAAACAATTCCCTCACACCGCTAGGCGTCACTGGAATAATCACACGCGGTGATCCGTCTATGCTGAATTGCGCGCCCCATTCATAGCGATACGTCAACGCGATAGACTGGCCCAATGCGCAGAACATACCGATATCATCCTCACCGCTTGCTGAATATGCCTCGATAGGTGCCCCACCAGTCGGGGCGGAAGCTGCCTCTATGACGCTTGATCTGTGCCTAATGGGCTGCGCCCTGCGCCACTTCCCAAAGTGCCACGCCGCGAATTCCCTTACAGCCACCCAATCGCTACCATTATGCAACTTGCCTTGATACCATCCTATATTTTTGCGCCCCACCTGACGAACCCAACCGCGCAGCAGCTTTGGGTCAATTGACTGCCAATAATTGCATTCTATGTGAGTGCCCCATTCTGGATCGCCATACTTCACACTCGCCATTCCGATGCTTACTGGCCACACCAAATCTGGAGAATTTACCGCGTCTGGATCATTGAACAAAAGGTCGCTATCCGCGCCGCCTGGATCGGATATCCACATTGGCCCCATCTCGCTAGGGTAAAATTGGCAGTCTCGCCGCACCGCTTTTGTTACTTCCAGCTTGGCGAAAACAAGGCGATCTATGATGAACTCAACAGCGTCCTCTGTTTTCAGCTTCTTGTGTTCCTTTTGCGGTATCTTGCCGCCAATGACCTTTGTCATACCCGCGACTCCCGCTGAAATGGAATTTCGTCATCCATGTCGCCGCCCATTGGCGAACCGCCCGCGCCGTAGCCGCTAGGTGCCTGCCGCGCCGGGTCGCGGTCGTATCCGCCGCCGGTGTCGCGCTGGCCTTCACCGCTTGGCCCGTCCAGCATCACCAACTTTGCGTCGAAGCCCTGCAACACGATCTCCGTGCTGTAGCGGTCTTGCCCTGACTGGTCCTGCCACTTGCGGGTGGTGAATTTGCCTTGAACCATCACCTTGCTGCCCTTGCGCAGATACTGTTCTGCGATCCTGACAAGCCCGTCGCTGAAAATGGCGACGCTGATCCATTCGGTCTTTTCCTTGCGCTCCCCGTCTTTGGTCTTCCACTTTTCGGACACGGCAAGGCGCAGGTTGCAAACCTTGTTTCCGTTGCTGAAATTTCGCGTTTCAGGATCGGCCCCCAAGTTGCCTATGAATGTGCACTGATTTAGCATCTCTCACCCCTCCAACGCGGTTTCGTACATTTCAATCACGGCCTGTTCCTCGGCCAAGTCGTCCCGGTCGCGCTTGCGGCGGGCGATCACCTTGCGCAGAATTGCCGGGTCATAGCCCCGGCCCTTGGCTTCCGCGTAAACCTCTTTTGCCAGGTCAGCGGCTTGCTGCTTTTCTTCGTTCAAGCGTTCGATCCGCTCGATGATTTGGCGCAGTTCTGCACCTTCAGCGCGTTGTGTGTCGGTCATGTGTCTTTCCCTTCGTTGTAGCGCCGCACACCGTGCATGACGCTGGTCCAATCCTTGCCAACAGCCCGAGCAATATCCGCGCGGGTGTGGCCAGCCTCAACAGCCTTGGCCCAACCGGCCCAGCGCGCTTTGACGATATTCGGCTTGCGGGTATGGCCTAGCACGTCACCTTCTGAAACGCCGTGACGCTTGGCAGAGGCGCGCATGGCTTCGATGATCGTCATGACGCCACCATTGAAAGAAGATCCCCGGCACCGTCCTTGACGTAATCGTCCTTTGCCTTCGCAATGTTTTTTGCGGCCTGATTGAAGTAGGATGTTTTCAACTCAACACCGATCCCGCGCCGACCAAGGTAAACCGGGCTGTAAACCTCAGAACCCACTCCCATAAATGGCGTGAAAACTGTCTCGCCTGGGTTTGTGTAAAGTTCAACGCACCGATGAATGATGTCCAGCATGAGAGGGTGGACGTGCTTTACATCATCTGGTTCTCGCGCTTCACCATCGTCCACAACTGCCCGCGCGGTCAGCCCGCATCCGGTTTTCTGTTTGTTGCTTGCACGAATATCCATCCATGCGCTTGATGCGTATCGACGCCAAACGAAATGCGAAAACTTGTTTTCCTTCTGGTCTCCGTCAAAGCCTCGATATTGGCGGACCTCGTCCGGCATGTGCTCCGCACCGAAATATCTCGTAAACCCGCGCTCATGGGTAACCGGAACACGGTTCTCGCCGCGCTTGCGGAAAAACAGCACATAGTCTGCGTTTGCAATGCTGGACTTTGCGCTGTCCTCACAAATGGTTTGGTGAGCAAGTCCACGGACCATAGTGCGAAGCCTTACGGCAAGCGGCTCGTTCCACTTCAAACGCCTGCCCATGAACTGAAACCCGGCTTCCTCGTGAAGTCGGATGATGTTGCCGGGTAGGTCGTGAACAGTGCCAATCGCGTCCTCTCCAATGTCCATGCAGTGAACGCAGTTGATCCTGCCCGGTTTCGTGACGCGCGCCATTTGCTGCACAAGAAACCGATATTGGTTGTAAAACTCGTCGTAATTGTAGCAATTCGACATGTCCCGTTCATCGCCGGAATACTGAAACAGGCCAGCAAAGGGCGGCGAATATACCGACATGTCAACAGACATGTCCGGCATGTCTGACACAACCTCAACGCAATCCGCGTTGTAAATCGCATAGTCGTCGGTAATTATCTGGTTCTTTACGGACATGGGTTCCTCCTTACATCCAAGTGGGGAATTTTGGCTTGTCGCCATCCCCAAAAATCTTGCGGTGACGCTGTGCGTCGATCATGTGGCGCATCATCTCGCCAAACATCTTGTCAGCGGCTTCAGCCTTGCGCTTGCGCGACTTGGAAACGTTGCTGAGGCTTGTGGTTCCGATCTGGTGAACGGTAACAGGCCGCTTTTGACCAAACCGCCAGAACCTACGAACCGCCTGATAGTATTGCTCATAGCTGTAGTCGTCAAAGTAGGTGCAAGCTGCACAGTGTTGCCAGTTAACGCCCAAAGCGGCGATCTTCGGCTTGGTCACGAGATACTTGATTTCACCATCCTTGAAAGCGCGAAACTTTTCCTCTTTGGCCTCGTCCTTGTCGCTTCCCTGCAAGTTAACTGCGCCTGGAACGATCTCCGCCAGCAAGTCGGCTTCTGCATTGAACTGGCACCACATGACGCCGCTATCATGTTGATGGATCAACTCTCCAGCCAACTCACACCGCTCTTTGATCGTGGCCTTTTTTTCTTCCCGTTCCATCGGAAGTCCCTTGACTGGCATGGCGAACAACTGACCATCAAGCGGTTTGCTTTCAATCTCGTGGTGAATTTCCCGTAGTTCTGGCAACGTCCACCCGTCATCGGAAAACCCGAGGTCTGACGGGCGGCGAATAGCCCGCGCCCATGACGCAACCCACCTCCAAAAATGTGGCTCTGCATGTCCCTTAAACCGCCAGTTTTGGCCGATGTGTGCAGGGTGCAACGTGTCGTCATTGCTTTTGAAGAAAGTTGAAAGCATGTCCATATAGGCCATGTCTCCCAGCGCCTCGGATGATGTCCCGAGTTCGGTGTAATCGTTTGGGCTTGGGGTAGCCGTATACATTGCGCGATATTCAACCTTGCGCATCGCCTTGGTTATCGACGCCTTGATTGCACCATCAAAGTTTTTCAAAATGCTGCTTTCATCGCAGACAATGCCTGAAAAGTCTGAAAGGTCGAAATGATGTAGCCGCTCATAGTTTGTGGTGATGATGCCCTTACCGCTAGGCCAAGTCCCATCAGATGACCGATAAGCCTCAATGTCAAACTTGTTTGCCTCATCCACAGTCTGCGAAGAAACCGAAAGCGGGGCCAAGATCAAAACGGGTCGATTGGTTTTGCGGTGAACGTTCTCAGCCCAAACAAGCTGCATGAGAGTTTTACCAAGCCCGCAATCTGCGAATGTGGCCGCGCGACCCTTGGACAATGCCCAGTCGATCAAATGATTTTGGAAGTCAAAGGCGTTCGGATTTTCATAGACAGGCTTGAAACCAAACTCGCCAGACAGGTGCGTCTTGGCTTCAACAAAAACCCTGTATTCCTCTAGGCTCATATTCCCTCCTTGCGCACCGTCTGTGCTATTGTTGACGCTGGCCGGACATTGAACGGGTCTATCCGGCTTTCCAAAACACTTGCGCTGTTGCAATTCCCCGCAACGTCAACGTGGCCACTGTTGCATTGCGTGGCCACTTGGTCAAGGCTGATTTTGACCGTTCGCAATCTTTTCGCGCATCGCCGCAAGCACGTCGCCAATTTGCGCGCTGCGCCGCTGACGCTCTTTATCGTCAAGCGGCGCGCTTGCGCGCGGTTCTTTTCCTGGTTCTTTTACAGGGTTAGTGTCCAAATTTTGGACACGGGTCGGCCTCGGATTTGGACACGGGTCGGCCTCGGATTTGGACACGGGTCCGTGTCTAGATTTTGGACACGGGTCTTGTGCTTCCGTTTCGTGCAGGCACAATATATAGGATGTTGATTTCTGGCGTTTTGTCTCTGGATCAAGCTCTTTGCGCCGCTTTATCAACCCTGCGCGCTCAAGCAATGCAAGCTGGTTATTCAATGATGACCGGCTCATTTCGCAGTCACTTGCAAGGCGCGCCTGTGATGGATTGCACTGGCCGGTGTCCTTGTTGTGCCTGTCGGCAAGGTGCCAAAGCACTACCTTGGCCGCCGGTGGAATGCCTCTGACGGTAACAGCCCAATTTGTCGCTTTGTGGCTCATTTTGCCCCTTTTGGTTTGGGGCTGAGGTCTTGCGCGCATCACCACAATGCGCTAGACATACCTCAGCATCGTCATGCACTTTCCTACCGCCTAACCAGCGGAAAAGCAAGCCCCCGGCCTCACGGTTCGGGGGCTTCGCGTTTTATGACCGATCAGCCCGCGCCCTCAAATCAGCGTCAAGCGCGCGAAGTCCTAATTGCGTCAGTCGCCCACGACCATCAATAAGCCAATCACGGCACAAGAGTTCGCACATTCTAGGTGACGGGCAAACTCCCCCGGCCTTGTCTGCTTCTTCGCCAGACATTCCCCGGTTGTGAACGTCAAACAGCCACAGAAGGGCTTTCATTCGTTTCTCTGTCATTGCAACCTCACCGGCTTGATATGCACCAAGACGCAGCCGCCAAGCGTCTTGTCGCCGCGCTGCAATAGCATTGAACGCCAATCGCCATCATCCACCGCGATAGCCTCGGCCACGGCGTCTAGCCCCTGCTTGCAGCGAGCCAGCATGTTGTCGAGATCGTAGCGGCGCAGAGAAGGCGGGCAGAACGTGATTTCCACGTCAACAGCATCGCAGCCCATGGGCCGGACGTTGCGGGCCTTGCACTCCCAAGCGCAGGCGGTCTTGTATTTCTTCGCGGCTTTCGACTTGCCGCGCCACTTGCCTTGGCCGCTGGCGTTCGGGCTTGTCTTTGCCGGGGGCCATGGGAGGCGGATCAGGTACTCAGTCACCGCCCCAACTCCACTCGCATAAGCTCATGCGTTGCATCCCGCACCGCGTCAGTTGCCGCGTGAATGGCGCGGGTGTCCCGGCGGGCCTTAGCATCCGCCAGACGGTCTAGCGCCTCCTGACGGGCCGTTTCAGCGCCCACATTCTGCAATAGGCGATCAAGGCAGGCCTTGCGGCAGAATTGGTAAGCATTGTTTTGCTCCATTGCGACATGATGCTTTGCTATGAGTTTGGAAAGTGTCACACCATCC